GACTTCATACATATTTCTATAAGCTTGATACATATTATGTAATTGTGGATTAGATGTTGCCAGCTGCAGTTCCGTTTGGGCAATAGAGATCCTTTGAGACTGAGAAAAAATGTTTGGATCTGCAACTGGAATGATGTCTACCTTATCGTCAAAGTCTTGTTGTTTAATCATCCTTTGACCACCTACAACATCGTATGGGTACTCTTGAGGTAAATATAATTTAAATACTCTTGCCATCAACTTAAATTCATTTTTAAGTGCAGCATAAATTCTTTTGTGGATCGCTGACATAGTTCTCGATCCACGTTCCAACAGCGCAACTGTCGTGCCCACGGCCGCTTGTTGATTACCCTCTCCAACTTGAAGATCTGCTATTGACGCGAAACGCTGTCCTGCAGAAACCACGACACCCATAAGCTGTAACAAAGTTGCAGATGGTTCTTTAAAAGGTAACGTCATGAATGAGTCACGAATGTTACCACCTGGTGCATCTACATCTCTAAATTCTCCTGGTTGTATAGACTGAGCATCATCTCTAATTCTAATACCTCGCATTTTAAATCCTGCAGGTAAATTAGATAATGTTCCTGCATCAAGCAAAGATCTAAGAGCTGATGTTGCTGTTCTAGATAATCCACCGATCATGTGAATTAAACCAAATCCGTAAAAACCTAAACCAGGTAAAAATTTAAAATGTACAAAGTATGGAATCTTTTGTTTTTTAGGATCCGCTACTTCATAGTTTCTTCTAATTGATAAAATTTCTCTTGTGCCTTCTTCTACTGTTACAATGTATGGAAGTTTAATTCCTGTCTCAGCGCCATCAGGTCCACGGTCCTCGAACCCTTCTAAATCTAAATTGACATGAAATTCAAGAAGCGTGTACATATCTTCGTTGAAACTTCTTTTGGTTCCTTCTAACATTCTTTCTTTTTTCTCTACTTCACTTTCTGGTGAATATGGTTTTGGTAATTCTACATCTCTATAAAATCCAGCTACTTGTTGTTTCCTTAGATCATTCTCAGAGATTTTAAGACGGTGGATCACGGCCTCCGCATCTTCTAATGAAGTTGCATTGTAAGGTACTATCAAATCATCTGCCGGTACAAACTTAGAAACGGTTCTGCCTAAGAGATCGTCATAGTAAACTTTCTTAAACGCAGAACCGCTAAGAGGGAGATAAAAAAGCATTTGGTCAAATTCTGGTTCGTACTCTTTCATCACATCCATGAGTTGATAGTTCATGAATTCTTTTACACGATTAGCTTGATCGTTCTTTTGTGGAGTCGGTGCTCCAACAGTTCTTGTTCTTACAGGTCCATCTGCAGGTAACAATTCTTTAAATGCCAATGCTTGAAACTGTGTAACAGCCTCAGCAAGCACAGGGTGTGTGGCACCACTTGCACCTTGAAAAGGTTCTGTTCTATTTTCATATTTAAATCCTAAAAGATCTAAACCTTTTGCATAACTATCTTCCCACTCTTTTCTTGAAGATTTATATTCTTGATAGTTTTGCGATAATTCTGAACCAAGAGGATTTAATGTTTCCTCCGGTAGTAACTCTGCTAGATTATCAAAATGACTTTCACCTTGTTCTTGGCTAAATGCTCCAGGTTCAAAATTAATTTCAACGCCACCATCTTCTAACTCTGTGATTTCTGTATCACCTGCATCTGGTAGCTGCTCTTGAATTTCTATTTGCTCTTCAATTTTTTCCTCTGCCCCAGGTAATTCAACCTTTTTGTTTGGCAGGCTTTTGTCTATTGCCATAGTTTTTCTCCGATCTTACCTCTTTAACAGTATTATAATCAATATTCAAGCCTTGTGATTGTGGGCCTGATTCGGGTGGTATTGTGGTTGTTAGTTTTTTTGGTTTAGTATATTTACTAGGATGTTTAAATACAAATGTCATTACCAATAATAAGAATATTTCTTCCTCGGTTGTGGCTCATCTTGATAGTCTTCTGGATGAGTAATTAGTCCACCATCTCTAAATCTCATGATAGCTTGGGTAGTGGAGTCAACCAAATCATCATGTTCACCATACGGAAACGCAGCACACTCCTCAATTACTTCTTGTGCAAATTCTCTCTCTTTAGGAGCATATATTCTACCAGATTCAAACAACGGTGCAACTGAGTTTACTCTTGCGTGTTTATCATTACCACGACTAGGTGTAAAGTCTGCAACAGGAATTCCCATTCTTCTTAATTCAAATATCAAAGGTAGCCCTGCTGCTTTTGCCTCGATCAAAACTGTTTCAGGATTCCAATATTTATATTGTTCATATGCTAATCTTTTTAATTCTGGAAATTCATATCTACCTTTTACAGCATCAATTAATATAATTGATTGTGGTGAGTCTTCATCTTTTCTAAACACACCCCATGTAGTAATCGCAGAATAATCCGCTGTTTGTTTTTTAAGAAACGCTGTATCATAACTTTGTATTACATGTTCTAGAACAGGTAACTCTTCGCTTTCCCAATCTTGCCACCACTCTCGTTTAATCAAAGCTCCTTCGTCCGAGGTTGGATTTTGCATATACTGTGCATTCCATTTATTAACTCCTGCAGATGCTTTGACAGCTTCGAGATCTTCTAACTTCCAATACTCTGGCCAAACAGGTTTACCTGATGGCATGACTGCAGGAAATTCTATTATCTCCCATTGATCTGCTTTCTCTTCTTTTTGTGCACTAAGTAACATCTCTGTTAAATCTTTTTTTGACCATCTTGTCATGACCAGAATAATTCTTCCACCTGGTTGAAGTCTTTGTCTTGGTCCTGAAGTATACCACTCGTAAGTTTTTTCAAATGCATTGGGTGAGTTTACATCTTGCTCTGAGTGTGGATCATCTATTATTAACAAATCAGCACCTCTACCGGTTACCGCACCTTGGACACCGACTGCAAAGTATTCTCCCTTTTGTTCCGTGTTCCATCGTCCTGCTGCCTTTGAGTCTTCTTGAAGTCTCGTTGCAAAAAGATCTTGATATTCTTTTGAGTCAATTAAATTTTTTGCTTTACGACCAAAGTTTACTGCAAGCTCTGCCGTGTGTGTTGCTTGAATAATCTTTAAACTCGGATAACGGCCAATCATCCACGCAGGTAAAAAATAAGATGCAAACTCAGACTTAGTATGTCTTGGTGGCATATTGATTATAAGACGAGTGCACTCGCCCCGTGCAACACGGTTAAATTTTTCAGATATTACTTTGTGATGCTGACCCTCAATAAATTGTGGCCACATTCTTTTGACAAAGGTTAAAAAATCATTTCTTGCAGCTTCTGCTTTTTGATTTTCATATCCTTGTAAGATATCTGCTTTTAATCTTTCTCTAGCCTGAACATCAGGTATTTTATTTATCTGGTCTATTGTTAGCTTCATATGGAACCAAAAAGTATTTTATAGGATAAATTATGTAAATCAAGCTATATAGGGGTATATGTTAGGATCCCTATCGCAAAAAAGGGGATCGATAAAAATAAAAAGTTCAAATTTTCAAATCCACTTGGTACCTCTATTAGATTTCTGGGATCACACACCCCTTCGGGGTGGGTCCCGCCCACATGCTCTTCTCTCTACAACTGTAGGGTGTATGCAATAGCTGCATACACCCAGAAGTTTTATTTAGGTATATACCTCCAATTTATATCCGAAAGTTTATTAAAATGTTTTCCTAAAAACTTCCATCGACCTATAGATATTTTTTCTATTGGATAAAGTTTTTTAGTTTTATAGTCACGGATTGCATATTCATTTGGCAGAATATCTATTCTTTGAATACTGCTATATCTTTTTTTTGAATTCAATCCGCTCTTAGTTTTAAACATGGTTAACCTCGTGCCATGTTCCATCTCGCTCGACTTCAGTAATTTGATTTGCATAAATCGAACCATGCTCATCGAACATTCCAACCTCAGAACCATTAGTCCAAATCAAAATAACTTTTTTTAATCCTTTACCTTGCTTTGGGCTTTCCATTAGTTTACCTGTAATTGGTACACCAATTTGATTAGACTTTATTCGATCATTCTTTTTTAGATCTTTGTAG